ATGTCTGTTGACTATGTTAAAATTGAAGGCCGTTTAGACCAGATAACTAATATGCTTACCGAATTAATTCGCATTGTAGAAAACAACAATGCCGCCATTGAAGAATTAAGAAGTGACATGAAAGAATTAAGACAGGATGTAGATTTAAAAAGCGATGTTGCAGTGCTTAAAAACGACGTTGCAGTGTTTAAAAGCGACGTTGCAGTGCTTAAAAGCGATGTTACTATCTTAAAAAAGGATATGCAGGAAGTAAAAGAAACTCTTAAAGAACATACCGAAAAGTTGGACTATGCCCTGTTTAAGCTTGCAAACCACGATGCCGATATTTTCAATCTTAAAAGAATAAAGCCTTAAATTATTACAAAAGACCTGCAAAGCGCAGGTCTTTTTTGCTGTCATTTTGGTGGAGGCGGGGCGTACCGTACGAAAACCACAGTTCCGACCTTTGTGTTAAGAAAACGTAATTAAATTTTACTTGTATTTTTCCACTTTGAGCATTTTTGCGTGTTTAGGGAAATAAAATGGCACCAAAAACTTTTGGTTTCAGCTGGTAGAAATAGACGTATTAAGATGCTTTATCTAAACCAGTATTAGTATATAAAGCTACGCATATGCTTTTTATCTTTTTTCTATTTAACATATAATAGTAATTAAATTCTTTTAAACCTTTAATACGATCGTCGCGTTTTATTTCATTTACAACTTCTTGTAATAATTTTCTATATTTTAGCGGAGCTATGACATACACTGTATCAATGCCAGCATCTAAATTTATCTTTATTCTTCTAGGATAAGGTTTTTTCCCATAAAGGTTGTAAGTTTCTTGGTTTGCAATTAATACAACAGCTACTTTTATATAGCCTTTATTAAAACAAAGATTTGTATAATTACCTGGTTCCTTTGTAGCAATTTCATAAAGATAATTGATAAATTCTTGTGTTTCTTTTTTTATGTTTTCATCCGGTACGCTTGGATACAGTTTTTTCCCAAGTTCAATAAATTCCCGCAGTACCACTTGTGTTAACATTCCACTTTCATCTAAATCTTTTATTTTAAAAAATGTTTCTTTTAGTTCATCATCGTTAAGCAACGGTTTTAAAAATTCTTCATCAAAGTAATCTAAAGAATCTGAAAATCTTGAAATAAGAATTTTTCTGGTAATTGCAAGGTCGGTTGCTCGTGATACATTTTTATGTATATATTTCTTAGCTTTTGGCATAATTCCCTTTTCTACATATTCTGTTAATGCAACAACAACATTTTTTGCTTGATTATCGTATTTATACATTCTCAAAATTATTTGATTTTCTTTAAGAAATGTTTCTTTATTTTCTTCTTTAACCCATTGTATTTTTAAATCATATGGAGCAATATCTTTAAGTTCTCGATTTAATTCCTTAGTAAAAGATAAAATTGTCCCCCGTATATGTTTTGAAACAGCAGCTTTCTCAAAAGTTTTGCTCATAAACCTAAAATACCCGTAAATTTTAGATACTACTAATTCAATCCTTTCAATATGAAAAAAAATTAAATAAAGTAATACAAAAATTATACCCCAAGGCAAATAAAATAGAATAGATAACCAGGGTATGTTACTCATTAATTATAACTTCCCCCCAATTAATTACTTTTCTGTAACATTCTAACTTTGAACAACAAACTTTAATTTTCCCCTCTTCAGGATACACACATTGAAAATTTTCTAAAGTTATAGTAGTATTACATTTGGCACAACGCATTTTACCTTTCCTTATTTTCTTTAATAAGCCTAATGAATCTAAAAATTGTTCTAAATCATCATCATGAACTGCTTTTATCACGCCTTTCTTCAATAAAATCCCCCTTTCATGTCCTTTCTTAAAAGTTTTCGACATAAATCTTCCTATCAATTCCAATATTATCATAACATATCATTCCTTTCCACATTTTTTATTAATACTATATTATGCCCGTCATTTAGTCCTAATAATCAAAAATCCCCCGGCCTCAACCGGGGGTTTTCAGTGCCAAATCTAATTCGCAGTCCGGGCATATCCCCTCGCCGTCCCACAGGCTTTCGCAGATGGGGCACGGATCAGAGGCTTTTAAATGCATCAAGGGGAAAATTGCGTCCGGGGCAGGCGGTAATTGTTGCTCCAGGTACTATTTTGACTACTTCCTTATGGCCAAGCGTCTGAGGTTTATTTAAAATCTTATATTTTAACCATCGCACTAACTGCTTTCCTGCTGTAATTTGTTCTGGAGTTGGTTCTTCTTCCTCAAAGTTTCCATTAAAACATATTCCAATACTCTGTAAATTCAATCCTTTTGCCTGGGCACCCGCAGCTATTGTGTTAGTTTCAACAATAGTTTCTATATTTAGAGCACGGCCAGCAGTAATCGTTCCATCCGGGTCAACTAAGAAATGATATCCAAAACCTGACCAGCCTTTTCTTTTGTGTTCTGCGTCAATCTGCTTCCATGTTAAAGGTTTAGTAGACGCTGAATGGTGAATTACAATATACTTTATATCTGCCTTTTTAATCGGTGTTCCTTTCACTTTTTTAGGAGCAGGCTTAATAATTGGGGTTAATATCGTATTTGCTGGAAGTTTGGCCTGTTGCTGCTTTAATGCTTGCTGATATGCTTGCTTTAAAAGCCCATACGTTACCGGCCCGACAATGCCATCTATTTTGACTTGTTTCACCCTCTGAAATGCTTTCACTGCATTTTCGGTATTGGAACCAAATACGCCATCTACCTTATCTTTAAGGTAGCCAAGTTGCTTCAACATCTTTTGCACTTCTACAACCTGGCTACCTTTATCCCCGCGCTTAATTAACATTTTTCTCACCTTCTTTAAGCTTCAGGATTGCCTCTTTAAGTGCTCCAGGAACCGGCACTCCACACTTACCAAGGTTTTCAATTACGCTTAGTCCCTCATTTGACACGTAAAAAAGAACCACGAGGGACCGGAATACCTCGTTGGTACCGGTCATTTTGTCCAGGGAGGTGGCAATTGCTACGACGGCAAAGATGAGAAGTTTCTTTAGTATGCCTTTTGCTCCAACTTCGCTGGAAAGTCTTTTCTCGAACCAAGCTGCCACAACCCCTGTAATGTAATCTGTCACCACAAAGAGCACCAGTACCTGTAGCAATTTATCCCACCCCCCTAATAATGTAACGAGTACCGTTCCAAGCGCGGCAAAAACGTACCTGCCGTAGTCTAGGGCATAATCGAGCTTCATGATAATATCCCCCTTTCGGTAATTTAAACTTTACAAATTAATTTTTTGGATGGTATTTTTTAGCTAAGGAGGTGATTAAATGAAAAAATGGGTTGCTTTATTTCTTGCCGCAGCTATTTTACTAACAACCACCGCCCCGGTATTTGCCGCAGTTCGTGTAAGAGGATATTTCCGCAGTAATGGCACTTATGTCCAGCCACATTATCGCAGCTACTCCGACGGCTACCGCTATAACAACTGGAGCTCTTGGGGCAATTACAACCCCTACACCGGCAAAAAAGGTTACAAAAGATGGTAAAACCCCCTAAGTGGGGGTTTTACTGTTGAATGAAATAGTGGTAACATGGTCATATTTGCGATTATTGTCCATTTCTGCGCCTCCTTCCTGCAACAAAAAAAGGGCAGCGTGGCTACCCTTGGTTTGCAAAAGCTCTAACTAAAAATCTAACCAAAATAATATCAAATGTTCTTTTAAATTCTACTGCGTAGCTCCTATTTGTTTTAGTAATTCATTTACAACTTCCGTAGCTATCTGCTCCGCTTCTTCTTTGGTCATTAGCTGGAAGCCTACAACGTTTGGCTTAAACGGCTGTTCAATGTAAATGTTTCTTTCATTATCAATAATACGATAACCAAAACCACCTTCAATCTCAAAAATCTCGATTTGCACTATCACGCACCTCCTATCTCATCCATGGTTGCCATGAGTCAAGTGAAACTGAAACAACCGGTACAAGAGGCATCCGCCAGAAATCAGTAGAGATGTTACCTCGAAAAGCATAGATAAATCCAGTGGTTACAGGGCCTACATAGGTAAGAGCACCACCAACACTAACACCAGCAGGTACCAAAGATGACATTATTGTCCAAGCATTAGCCTTAATAGAGTAGCGCCAGAAATCGATATAGCCTCCACCTCGAAAAGCGTAAATGTAATCACCGCCAGTGTAGACAAGTGCACCGCCAGCACTGACGCCAGCAGGTGCAGAAGCCATTGCCGTCCACGAGTTACCACTAATGGAGTAACGCCAAAAGTCGGTGCTGGAGTTGCCTCGAAAGGCGTAAATGAAATCCCCTCCAGTATAGACAAGAGCACCACCTACCTCAACACCAGCAGGCGTAGAAGCCATCCAAGTCCAAGTATTAGCACTAATAGAGTAACGAGCGAATCCATTATTATAGCCACCAAAGAAAGCATAGATATAATCACCACCAGTGTAGACAAGTGCACCGCCAGCACTGACGCCAGCAGGTGCAGAAGCCATCTTTACCCAAGTATTATTGCTGATAGAGTAACGGTAGAAGTCAGCAGAACCAGTACCAGTAAAACGGTCATAACCTCGAAAAGCGTAAATGTAATCACCGCCAGTGTAGACAAGTGCACCGCCAGCACCAACCTCGGCAGGTATAGCTGCCATTATTGCCCAAGTATTAGCGCTAATAGAATAACGGTAAAAACTGGTAGTAAAACCACCCCGAAAAGCATAGATGTAATCGCCACCAGTATAGACAAGAGCGCCACCAGAGTCAATAGTAGCAGGCGTAGCAGCTCTTGCTGTAAAAGTCCCCTCTACCAGAACTTCAAATATTGGAGGCACCCTCCACAAACTTTGCGCTGCCTCGATTTTCATCGGTCGTCTGCGTCCACTCATTAGACTACTCTCTCCTCTCCAGAAATGGTAACAGTTATAGCAGATGCCGCAGACGCGAAACCCGATAGAACGCCACCTGCATTTAGGACAATGGAGCATGGCCAGTAAATTGTCTCGTTGGCCTTTACTGTCAATGAAGAGGCAATCCGGCACGTTACATTCGCTGCTGCACCACCCCTCCGGACGTGTATAGTAATGGTACGGTCAGTGGTGGTGGTATTGCAGAGGATGATTTCTTTTATAACCCACTGCTTACCGGAAGGAACAGTGGCAAACGTAGTTTCAGCAGTTCCTGGTTGGCCTTGGTAAATTTCAATAGGTGTCCACATAATAAATCACTCCCCCTAATATTCCATTATCCAGCGAGTTGCTAAACCATCGGTGTAAGCCAGCGTAGCTGCGCCTATGTCCTCCGGAGAAATGGCGTCCGCACCACCGCTTGCGTGGGTGGATTTATGAGCGGACGGCGTGAATGTGGATGGCTTCCCCTCAATATCATCCCACTTCACCACGCCCCGTTTTTCCCACGCTGTTCCTGTATCCTGGTAGATTATTTTTGTATCCGTAGCGATATAAATCCGCCCTGCTGTTCCCGCGACGGGCTTATTGGCGTCCGGTCCCGCCTCGATGGAGGGAACACCGCCGGAGTTTAAAACCCTGGAAGCAACTTGCTGGTCCGTGTAAGCTTTTGCGTTACTTTCTGCCGCATTAGCTTTTTCCTGAGCTCCAGTCGGGGTTTCAAAAATAAGTGATTCATCTATGACTGCACTAACGCTTGAGGCATTGCCGATGATGGTTATAATATCAATTTGTTTCTCAATGATATCCGCTCCTCCGCCGGCTGGGATGTACTCGGCTAAAGCACCAGCATTACCGTAGCAATATAATATTTCTCCAAGATCCGGATCCTGGGCAAAAACTCCTATTTCACGTAAATAAAAGCCCTGTGTTATGTCCTGATTACTTAGGACAGTACCAACAAGGGCTCTACCACCAGAAAGTGTTTTAATTTTGGAGATGGATAGCGATTTGACTTCGTGTTTAAGTCCAGTAAGGTCCAGAATAGAACTCCCGCCTAATTCCCCATCACCAACTGCTATTCTCGTAAAAGTTAACTGAGCACCAATTTGCACCTTTGCCTGCAAAGCCCGTCCCCTATTTGTAATGATTAGCCCGCCAAATGCAGCCATTTAAACCACCTGCCTCAGTTCTAATCTGTCACCCATATAAACCACGCCAGCAAAATAAAAAGGAACACTATCCGTTATGGTAATTTCAATCTTTTCTAACCACGATCTGGCATTTTTAACAGATTCCAATAGCTTGATGAATTCAAGTGCCTTTTCTTTAGTAACTGCAGCATTATTGGTGACAATTTTAAACTTATATGGTTCCCCTCCATATTCCCACCATTCTACCACCTTACCATCATCAAATAAAGCCATTATTATTTCTTCAACCGCTGCTGGTGTACCCTTTCTCATGTGCCAGATCAATGAATTCTTTAACAGGATCCGCTTTTGCTCTATCGAAAGCCCTGCAACGTAAAAATCCACATGAAACTGCCATGCCAGAAGGTCGACTACCGACTCGGGTAATTCTTCAATTCTGGATAGGAGCAAGCACTGGTCAATAGCAGATGTAACCGCCTGTAATTCCCGGTCCAGTGCTTCAGCGGCGGACCTAACCTTGCTATCCTGAGCAATATTTGGCGGTAAAATATCTATTAACCGAATTTCTCGAATATTAATCATCTTCTAAACCCCCATATTGTACAGAAACAATACCAGCTATAGCTACCTGGGTAGGGGCAATCTGGGTAAATACTGGCGATATAACTTCTACTCTTTTGGCGCCGGCAGCCATTACTCTGGCAATCAATTCTGAAGGATTAATATCCCTGCCTAACCGGGACTTCTGCCATCCTACATAGTCATCTACTGCTTTTGTTACTGCTTCCTGAATGCTTGTCACCATAGACGCATTTTCTAAGGCTACATAATAGGTAAGCTCCACATTATAATTGACCACTTCAGGAGCTAATACTAATACTTGGTCTGTGAGTGGCCTTATTTTCTTGTCATTGCAAATTGCAGCAACGGCATCTAATATTTCTTGGCTCGGAATTTCGCCGTTTTCTAATAAAGGACGAATTTCCACTTGGCCGGGTGCCGGCGAAGTTATAGAAACATCGACAATAGATTGGTGTGCCGTCTTTGCCCAGTACCTGTAACCCTCTTCAGGGCCAGCTACAGAAAAACTTTCTGGAGCGCCTCTTATTCGCTCGCGGTAACTTTCATCATCTTCCTCATCCATTCCGCCAGAACTGGAAGTAATATTTTCTACCTTTTGGATCCACGGCAAAGGATCAACCAGCTTATTAATTTGTCCAACCAGCCAGCCATTGCCTATTGTTCCTGGCGTAGTACACTCTGCCAAAACATCAATTTGAGTAGCCCCGGCTGGAACTGTTGTTGCATCAACCGTTGCAAAAAATATTTCGCCGTCCGGTGTTACTCTGGTACCAGCAGGGATAACGACCGCTTGTGGTTGAGGTGAGGATAAAATAAAGCGCAACGTGGTTTGTGCTGCTTTTGCCGGCAGTCTTTCAGTTCTTACCAGTGCTCCAATGTGGTCCAGGTAAACCCCTTCTGCGTATGCCAGGAGATTTTGTTTTGCTGCATAATTAATTAAGGCCCTCTGCTGCGCAATAATAGCTGCAATTGCTTGCAAAAATAGTCTTACAGGGTCACCAGGAGCCAGCTTACGTCCCGATAAACTTTCATAAACCGTTATAATATTCTCCTCAATTTCAGTTACGTCGGTTGAAACAAATTCAATTTCTGGTAGATTTTTTAAGCTACTCAACTAACCTCACCCTCACTTTCGGTCGGAGAACACCTTCTTGGGGGTCACCGTCAAAACTTACCTGGGTAACAGTAACTCGTGGTTCCCATTCTTCAATTGCAGTAATTATCTCAGCCGTTAATCTTGCTTGAGCCACTGTCAGCGGTTCATCCAGCCAGCTAATTGCAACACCAAATTCCCGATTTAAAGGTACAGAATACTTAGGAGTGCTGATTATGGTCCGTACATTTTGTAAGATTTCTGCAACTTCAGAAGACGGAGCAAAATCAATTTCTCCAGTTCCAGCCACAACCTCAAATTCTTCCAGAGTGGTTCACCTCCTTAAACATACTCTTCCAGTTCAACTTCAATAACGCTAACAAGAACATTGCCCCGATTATCCACATTACTCCATTTCTCTTTTAACGATTTAACGACCCAAAGTTTGTCACCTAACTTTTTGCCTCCTATCACCAGGGGAACTGCTTTGCCGGACCGTGCCAGTTTAGCTAATCTATCCCGTTCTTTTCTGGGATTAATTCCATAGGACACGTCAAAACGCATAGAAAAGCTGATTGTTTCAAGCTCTGGCCCCAAAAACTCCAATTTCGGCTTTGCAAGGTGTATGTCATGCTTAGCCCACCGGCCCTCTGCACTGCGTTCAAAATCGTCAAATGTACGGATTGTCTTATCCGACACAACAAATACCACATCACCTAAAGCTCCTATCATGTTTCTCACCACCTACAGCGGCGGACCGGTTGGGCCACCCAAATCATTTTCCGGATGAACATGGTTTTTAAGGGAAATCCCATCGGCAATAACGTCCCCAGTAACGTTGATATTACCGGAAGCAACAATATTAATTGGACCTACAGCATTAATGGTTAATGTATGCGACGCCCGGTCATATTCTAATTTCGTCCCGTCCTCAAATAGAATAACCCTTTTATCTTTGCTGCTTGCGGGTAGCTGGTCATCGTCAGAATATATGGAACCGAGAATAAACCCATCAGCATTTCCGGTTGGCAAAAAAATGCAAACTACATACTCTCCTACATCCGGAAGCCAGTAATCTTTATTCCTCAATGTTTGACGCTGAAGGACGGGTAAGTCATGGGAAACAAGGCCCTGTGCCTCAAATAATACCCTGGCAGTTGCTGTATTTGGGTTTACAGAGGATACACGTCCAATTTTGATAAGATTCTTCAAGATATTTTCCATCAATACCCCTCCAATACACGGCGAAGTTCCAGCCGTATCGTATACCCAGGGCCGCTGTGTTCTGCCGTCTCTACGAAATATTTACCGTCAAACTTACCCCAGCCTTTTATCATCACAGTAACTCCAGCAACCAGCCGAATATCACCGAGCATAGTAAGGCTGAACTTTACTTCTTCCTTATTCTGTTGTCTAAGTCGCATTTTTGCCAAATTTATCGCTTCAGCCAAGCTTGAAACCCTTTCATTAATAATAAGCATTTTCCCGGTTTTAGGGCGATTTGGTGGTCTATAAGTATATTTGATAACTTTTTTATTGCGACCTTCATATTCCACCCGGGCCGCCGAGTAAACTTCACGAGTTGCCGATACTCCGTCATATGAAATAACCGGTGATTTGCCCCGAGTAATAGTAGTAATTGGAGCCATTTTTTCATACTTACTTTCGTCAAAAATTACGATTTGTTTGTTAGTAATTTTCAGGGCTAAGCCAGCATCTTCGCATAGCCGGAGTAAAAAAGAAAGATCTGATTCGGCGGTCTGTTCAATGCGGTCATAAGTCGGATTGTAATTCGTATCGTACAATAGCTTTAAACCAGCATTTTTAGCAATATCTTTGGCTATTACAGATAACCTAGTCTTTTCCCATGCTTTAGTTTTATCTTCTCCTCTCAGCGAAGATGATACCGGCACGGAAACCGCCTTGATTGTAACAACATTGGGAGGTCCAGAACATTCTATTTCGTCTACCTCAAACGTGCCTAAGGGAAGTTTCTTCGTCGTTCCTTCTTTCTCCCAGTGCTGCACTATTAAAGACGCCGAAAGAGTAGCCCCCTTCTCCGGCATCCAGGACGCATTCCATATCCCAGCCTTATCTTCGAGGGTTATTTGCAGGTCATCAGCCTTTCCGCTGGCATAATCGGTATATGAAAAACTAAGCAAATAAGGGGAAAGATCGGCGGAAATATCTCTTTTGTTGTATTTTAAATAAAGCTTAGCCCGCCTGGATTCAGCCATTATTCTTCACCACGCTTCCAGGGCGGAAGAGTTGTCGATGTAGGAGTTTCTATCTCAGGAACTTTAAGTTTTACATTGGCACTAAAAAACACCGTTTCCCGGTGTTCTGGATTGGCTTCTATAAGTTTTGTCATATATATTTCGCTACCATAAACTTTTAGAGCAATAATATCCCATGTATCACCCTGAACAGTTATATACTCACGCATAACTCAACCGCCTTTCCTGACGCAGGAAAGCTTTATAACGTCTAGCAAAATCATCTTCAGCGGATTTTGCTGCCCTCCGAACATGCTGCTCTACATCACTACCGCCGTAAATATAATAGACCGGTGCATAAGTGATATTAGGACCGCTCCCCGAAAATACTCCAAGAGCTTCTCCTGCACTCGCCCAGATAGACTTTGCCCTGGCTGACCCATCCAGCGGTACAACTGCTTCCGGTCCCTTTTCAGCAAACCAGGCAATATGAGGCTTAGTAAATATACCACCTTCAGCATGGCCTTTTAGCTTTAGCTTTTCATTAATAAGAGCATTGGTACTTATAGCACTTGTACCTTTTTTCTTCCCAAAATTAACCCGACCAATAGTATCAATGTGTCCAATATTTATACCCGGAATTTTATTTAGCTTATCAATAAAAGAATTTAGTTTAATAATCAAATAGTTAATTTTATCAATCACAAAGTTTATTGCCGAGGCAGCACCAGATTTTAATCCTTCCCAAAGCTTATTCATTATAGCCCGAGCTTTTTCACTTCGCTGATAAAGTAGATACAACCCTGCTGCTAAACCTGCTACCGCAACGACGACTAAACCAATAGGGTTTGCAGATAAAGCTGCGTTTAATAGCCATTGAGCAGCAGTCCAGGCTCTGGTAGCTACATTAATAGCCAAAGTTTTTGCATGATAGAGCGCAAGACGACCTACTGAAAGCAATCCCTTACCCGCATTCATTGCCGCATTCCATAACCACTGTGCTGCTGTCCAGGCTTTGGTAGCTGCTGTAATAGCTAAAGTTTTTGCATGGTATAAAGTTAACCGCCCAACATTTAATAATCCTTGTCCAGCTCTTTTAGCTGCATTCCACGCTCTTTGTGCTATAGTAGCTCCTTCAGTAGCTGTTTTATATTTTATTATCCAAGAATACAAAGTCGCAAATGGGCTAATTATGATACTAATGATATAACCCAACCCCGTTAAAGCAACACTTGCACCGAGGATTGCAGCAGTTCCCAGCACCACATTTCTTGTTAATCCAGGATGCTTCTCCGCGAATCTTTGCACCCATTCTGCACCTTTTGCTAAAAGTTTAGCAATATCATTTACCTTCGGTCTTAAAATTTCACCAATTGATATACTTAGCTTTTGAATCTGGTTCCGGAGTAATTGCAAACTATTTTCGGTAGTCGCGGAACGTGCTTCAAACTCTTTTTGCATGCTGCCGGCATATTTACTGGAATCTCCAACCGCCTTAAAGTTTTTCTTTAATTCATCAAGTCTTGTAAGAAGCGGTGCAATAGCTCCAACACTTTCTTTTCCAAAGAGGTCGGTCAATACGGCTGCCTGTTTATCTTTTGGCAATTTTTTAAGCGCTTCTAAGACTTTCAGTATTGCCCCCTGAGCGTCTTTTTGCATCATTTTAGCCATTGATTTAGCGTTTAATCCAAGCTTTTTATAAGCTTCTGCTTGAGATTTTGTTGCACTTTCACCTGCTACAAGCCCGAGAATCAAATTTTTTATCCCTGTTGCAGCAATTTCTTCTTGGATACCGACTGATACCATTGTGGCCCCCAGAGCAGCAATTTGACCAGCGGCCGCACCGCCAACCTCACCAAGCGGTCCTATCCGGCGTACAACTTCGGAAATTTTAGGTGCTGAGGCAGCAGTTGTATTACCCAGATAGTTTATCTGGTCGGCCAGGGTATTGACCTGCTTTTGGTTCATACCAAACGCTGTTCGCCACTCGGCCATCATCTGCCCGGCTTCTTCAGCTGTTATATCGAAAGCTACCCCCATTTTGGCAGCACTCTCTGCAAAACTAAGTAGTTCATTCCGAGCAATCCCCGCCTGACCTCCAGCTGCAACAATCTGAGCCAGATCCTTTGCGGCCATAGGTATTCTGGTTGAAAGGTTTAATATATCTTTCCCCATCTGTTTAAATTGCTGAGGTGTTTCAAAGTCGACTACTTTCCTTACATCAGCCATTGCCGATTCGAACTCAATAGCTGCTTTCACCGGTGCGCCAAGAGTAATCCCAGTTTCAACCGCTCCAAGCAAGTTACCACGCATCTTATCCCGAAAATTACTTATTTTCTCCTGAATTTTAGCTGCTTTTTCGGTCCTCTGAATTTGGTCAGATAGCTTGGAAGATGCCTTTTGCAGCTGAGCTGATAGTTTTGCATAAGCCGCTGCATATTCTTCAGCGGTAATTTTACCGGCCTTTTGAGCCCTTTCAAGTTCTCGTAGATCTGCATTAAAAGAAGCTACTTGCTGACTTAACTTCTGAAGTCTGCTTCCAGCTGAAGTAAATGTACCACTAAACGAGGAATTTATTTTCCCTGCAAGTTGAAAAACAAATTCAAACATCCGAGCCATGTTTTAATCCCTCTCTTTGCCGGGCACCACTTCCACTATTGCCTCAAGCCAATCAATTAACTCTAAAACAGGCATACTCAACCAAAAAGAAATAGGAGTATAAGTTTTTGCAGCCATGATAATAACAGTTTTCATTAAAGTCTTACGAATATCGCATCCGGTTAAATCTGCTCTAATAAAAAATTCTGTACCGATAATGTAACATTAGTAAAATCCTTTGCCGGCAATGCAAGTATCATATCTACAGGAACTTTTGCAGCTTTAGCCGCTATCACTGCTAAATACGTCTTGGATAGCTCTAAAACAGGAGAATTATCTCCTAAGGCACGGGCCTGATTTGAAGCATTAATTAAATCCTGTCCTGTTAGCGACTCAAAATCCAGAATTATTTCAGTATATTCCTTTCCTTCAAAAACGCATGGCTTGGAAAAAATTATCTTCCCCATCGTCTTAAAACCCCTTTCGTAGTATAATTTTGGATAGGGAGGGATTTTCATGAATATTTTCGCTTTAATTTCTGATATCATCTATTACGTTGCAACAATTTTATTTGTTTTGTTTGTTTCTGGAGTTGTATTGGCTTTTTCGAGTATTTTTGGTTTCTTGTTGGGTGCTTTTCTACAAAGTATTATCGGCAAATGGGCGTTTTGGCCTGGTTTTGTTCTTGGCGTAATAATTTTTATCATTTATTTGTATGAAAATTTCTTTGGCGACAATAAACCAACAAGATCACCATCTCCATTTGCAATATACCGCCGTATAAAATTTGCAAAACGTTACTTTAGCCAAAAGTAATAATGATAATATAAGGCCCACCTGTTTAAGAAGGCGGGCCTTATTTGTCTTAGCTTAATCCTAACGCTTGGCGTACCTGCTGCAAATAATCAACCCCATTAACCTTGCAGATATAATTAAATTTATCAATCTCCAAAACTTCTGCCCCGTCTACAACTACCTTTAAATAAACCACTTCAAACTCATTAGAAGCGTCACCTGCTGCACCTACTTCGAGTTTCCCAAGTTCCGTTTTCTTGGGGATGCCTCTAACTGTAACTTTTAAGGGTTGTACTTTATATTCACCCGAACCAGCATCATAAATTTGTGTTGCCCCACGAAAATCTAAATTATGAGCACGCGGCGCTGCAAGATGAACAGTAGGCTTCACAACAGTTCGCCAGTTAACCTTGCAGGACATATTACCAAAATGTCCGAGGACCGGACTTTCTACTTCACCAGCAATCCCTGCGCCCTTAATCGTCTCGGTCATGGCATCAATTGATGGCAGCTCTACGTCGGCTATACCAAGTAAGTCAATGCCATCCTCATAAACACGAAAATTTATTAATTTTTCCGGAACTTGATTCAAGTGTTACACCCCCTTTAAGCGGCAAACAATGCCTTAAGGTATTCTGGGTCATACTCAACAACGAAGTCAATCTCCCTGGCCGGCGACGGCGGAGTGACATACACATGGAAGCGAATAATGCCATCCAATAGATCCGTTTCCGGGTTTTCCTCAGGGATAAATTCCACCCGGCCGCCAAGGATATAACCCCTTGCCGCAAGACCGTTAAACCAGATGTTAGCCGAGTCAACTATTGTTTCCACCAACCGCCTGTTAATCGGAAAATCTACTTTTTGCCAGAAAGTAAGCACCAGAGTATTGGCTATCCAGTCGAACATCCGGCGAATAGGTAGGAATGCATCTTTCGGATCTGTTACTGCTGGATAGGCCCCGGTCCGGTTACCCCAGGCCTTCCAACCGCCAATAAAGTTCAAAGCAGTAATTATGCCTTGACCATTCAGGTATGCAGCCTGATCCGGCCCCAATGTTATCTCCGTACCATCCGCCAATACCGCCCCATTAGCCTGCAAAGACTTATTCGAAGGGCTGGCATACGGAATATCATCGTTTTCTGCATCTGTCCGGCATATTACCCCGGCCAACTGAGTGGAAAGATGATATTTCTCCTCGCCAAGCTTCACCTTAGGCCAGCAGACAACCTGGCGAGAAGAAGTATAATTGTTATCATTTTTCCAGGCCGCAACATCCGTGTAGTTCTTTACAGTGTCTGTTGGTACATCAGTTAGCGCAATACATTTAAAGTGCCCATTAATATTGCTGGCCTTGGCTACCATTACCGCAGCCACCGTTGGGTCTTGAGACCATCCTGGGGCCAGGACCATACCGGGTACCAACCGATACATCGGGAAAACCTTGTTCAAGAGTTCCAATCCCTCATAAGCTCCGGTAGCAACGTCCACACCACCTATAATATCCGCTGCTGTAACTGCCGCCGGATTAAGATAGTCATAGTCCACTTTTAATGTAGCGCCAGCCGGCATGGTACCAGTAGTTAACCTATAGATAACCGCCTTTCCGTCGCTATCAAATTCCACCGTATAGTCGGTATTAAGCGTATAGGTAGTAGCACCGTCCTGACTCTTTACTACTACAGAATCCTTAAGTACACCAAAATTAGCAAGTATCGCCTTATTATCTACTAAAGTTACATTTTCAGCAGTTACATGCTGCTTATGAACAGCTGGATCAAGGACGTTAACCAGGACCACCGGTGCAACATTAAATAAAGCAAAATGGGATTTTATAAACTCACACAGAGTATAATTGGCCCAGTCATCACTGTAACCAAATTGTTTTACAGCCTCTTCATAAGTGTAGCAAAGTACAGGTTTGTTTACCGGTGCAGGTTCGGTTGCCAGATTTATTGGTGCGGTACCAAAAACCACCGGTAATCCGGCACTGGTGCGGACCGGCGGAATTACGGATGTCGGTATCTCCGAAACATAAACACCGTGTTTGTAGGTCATCTAACTAGGCACCACCTTTCATTGTAAATTGGAGCACTTCTTGAAAAGCGGAATGCTCCGGTGTTCCCTTGGTTGCAATAGCAGTCTCAACCCTGGCTAAATCTTCTACTGAAACAAATAACCTTTTTACTGCCGGGCATTTTTCAAAAAGCTCGCCAAGATGGGATGGCAAACCGCCTTTATATACTGTGTAGCGTTGCAGAATACCTCCAGGAATATTTGGGCCACAGTAAATTAACCTCTCAGATTTGGGAGCGGATTTAGTATTCTTGCCGCTCATAAATCAACCTCCTCCATTACAGGATGAGCAACCGTCCAAACAGTAGTCATGACCCCGATCCAGTGAGGATACGGCTGTTCTTCAGGAATTTCAAACTTCATTGGATATTCAACTCGAAATTTTCTGGCTATTACCCGCCGCTTAAAAAGTTCTTGCCAGATACGTTGAATCATATTGGCAGCATCACGCCACCCTTGCTGCGAATCCTCTGAATAAGCACCAACAATAATCTTAACGGTAACAGTAGCTCCTTCCTCTTTATCTACTCCCTCGGCCAACCGTACTATTACAAAAGGGAAATCCGGGTCCGGTCCTGAATTTTTTGGCGGCAAATAGCCTGTAACTACCTGGGGCGGTTTTACGTTATTTTGCTGGTTCGTTTCCAGTCTATAATTTTGAACTACTTCTTCAATAAACGCCTTTAACTCATCTATCAAAATAACTGGTGTAATCATTTACCCACGCCCCTTAATATACGGTTTATCTCGTGTTCAAGTCGGCTTTCTAACCGTTCCCTGGCTATTTGTTCAACATATTCTGTTACCGTCTCATGGCCAAGCATCTGGGGAACTGAAGGGCCGTAAAGTTCGGTAATAGGCAAGCGTTCCTTCCCAATGCGCCTGAATACTCCTATATGCCCTGATTGCATTCTTGCCACGAAAGCTCCTTTTATTGGCCCGCCTTCTCCCCTCACTACTCTTGCAATTATTGGTTTTTTACGTCTTTTTGCCGGGGGAGCAGATGGAGTAATTCGAAATTTTGACAGTGCAATTGGACTTCCAGAAGCTCTTATAAGAGCAACTGGATTACTTATCGTTGCTTTTTTTATTTCAATCGTATCTCTTACATCTTTTGCTTTGATGTAATAACGTTCACGTACTTTTTTTATTGCAACAGTCCTCGCTCCTTCGGCAGCTCGATTAAGAGCAGCAGCTACTGCTTTCTCAACTCCTTTAGGAATCCCTTTAAGCAGTAACTCTGCTCTTTTCATTTGTTCAGCGCTAACCGTAATCATGATTCATTCGCTCCCAGTACAATTTCCAAAATGCCTGAAACTTCATTACATTCCACAACGAGGTATAGCTTTCCATCAAGCCGCAGATGCTGCCCAAATACCGGCCGGCTTACAAAATCGCTTGCTTTAACATATACGGTTACTTCTCCTTTGTAAACTCCATCGTAACGCTCATATTTGTTATCGCTTCTGATTTTCAGGATATCGCTATCAACTATTGCCGGTACTTCACGGCCATCTATATCGTGCAATTCGGCAAATTCATTTAAATTAAAAAAATAATCTAAATCCCGTGTTATGAAATCTTTAAACGTCACCATATCACTACTTCCGTTTTTTCTTGGGGCTTTGTTCCTGTTCAGGTTTGCGTTCCTCGTTAACTACTTCCTCCTTAACTTTTTCAGCCGCCCTAAGTGCCACTAATTCTTCCTCTTCTAAAGTATTGAGCCCGGTAATAATACTACCGGGCTCATAAATCATGTTGCCAGCTTTTATCCTCCATAAAGCTTTTAAGGCCATGTTAACCACCGCCTACAGAACCGTAGCAACATAAAGGCTGTCAATGTGCTGCGGCACCGGTAGCGGACGGGAAATCATCTGAACCCAGCGCACCGACGGATCTTTTTCTACCCAGGACCTGGGCACCCGTGGTAAATCAAAAACACCTTCTTCGACGTCAACGTAAGCACCATATAAGAGGTCAAATCTTGCGGAAGTGCTGGCCATAAGTACCGTTTTTTCAGGTACCATCGGCTTTTCGTTGCCATCATCATCAAGGTACCACTCGTCGTAAGTGTAAATATTCACCCCTAACTCTGCAATACGGCCGATATAGGTGGTACCGTTAGGCAAGGTTTGCGGATTAATCTGCCCGGTATCAACCAGTCTTAGATCAAGCAACTGCTGAATTTTGCTGTGGCCAAGAAAAGCATCAAGCACGTCAGAAGCCATAATTAATATATCTGGGCTAAATCCGGAAGCCTTAATAATAGCCTGACGCCAGCGCTTCAAGTCGGCCAAGGGGTCAGAGTTCGGGTCGCTCCACTTTGCGGTTCCGGTAAGAACTTCTTTATTGGTGAGTCCAAAGTCAATTATTTCGTCTACTCCATCTCCGGTAATATGAATTTGCCCGGTAAACAACGCCTGGGCACACATCCACTCTTCCCGCCGGGTAATGATTTCATCTAATTCGGCAAGGTCTCTGCCAAGCTGTTCCGCTGCCCGGTCCTCCGGAGACATGCCGGAATAAAGAGGCTCTCCAGGCAAGCGTTTTAATAATTGCTCAGCAGTTGTCGGCAACTTAGGTGCAAGCATAGGAGCTTTATAGGTATTAGTACGATATCCTTGTCTCTCAACAACTTTCCCGCCTATTTTTGGACTTACAAATGGAGCCATCCGCCTTTTACCTTTAATAATATCAACATCCACATATTCAGTATCAAAGGTTCTTTCGTTTACAAAAAAAGTGCTTTTAAGGAAGGTCCGTACTGGCTGCATTTGCTGGACGGCTTCCAACATTGTACGGGTAGAAAAAAGATCAATAGGCATTTATTATCCCCTCCTCATCTATGCCTTAACGGCTGATTTTATAAATATCCCAACAGCCCGGGCAGAAGCTTTAATATCTGCCACAGTAGTTCCCGCTGCAAGGGTTAAAGCGTTTTCGTTAAACTCGCCTGTAAGATAAATAGGTGCCACTTTATCAGCAGTTGTGGCGTCAGTTGCTTCAGCCAAAATAGCATAGACGTTCTGACTGCCGTCAGTAGCAGTTTTGTCAACTAACTTTAGCTTGCCGTCGGCAGTCACCCTACCAAGGACGGCTCCCCTTGGAAGATTTTGACCTGCAGCAATAGTCCCAACATCAGTTACTTTTGGCATTACATGCCCTACAAAAAGGTTATCGGGAGTAAAGATTTCACTCATTATTCAACACCTCGCTTTTTATTGGCCGCTATGGCCATTTTTTTTGCAAAAGCTTTTCTTTCAGTATCCTCATCTTTTATTGGTGTGGGAGCTGGTTCAATATCCTTTAAAACAGCAGCATCTTGTACTAAGTTATTGAGTAAGTTATATCTTTGATTTTTTAAGATGCTGACAATTTTCATAGCCAAATCATCAGCAGTTTGGCCAGTTTCATATCGAGCTTTGTTTAGAATTTCCTGGATTTCTTCATTCCCGGGAACTTCTAACTCCTGTAAAGCCTTAAATCTTTCTCTTTCAGCCCTAATCCCGGCTTCTTTACCCTCTTCATAAGCCTGTTTTCGTATCTCGGCATATAAATCCGGATACTCTTTAGCCAAAATCTCTGCTGTCAATTCCATATTTTTCACCTCCTTTCGAGTTTCCGGCACCATTTCTGGCACCTTTGGCTTATTTTTAAACCTGGATAAATCAACATCCAGGCCGTTTACATAAAGTACATTTCCTTTAATAGAAGCAGCAACCTGTATCTTTTCATCTATCTGGTCAATAAATCCATATTCCAGAGCTTCATCTGCAGTCATCCACGTTTCGGCATCCAGCAATTCTATTAACTTTTCTCGATCAAGATTGGTTTTCGTTTGATAAGCAGCAATCATCCCTTCCCGAATTTTATCCAGATCATCAGCTAATTTCCTAAAGTCGTTTGAATTACCTATACCAATAGTCCAGGGATTATGCACCATCATCATTGCATTTTTTGGCATTATAACCACATCTCCAGACATTGCAATTACCGATGCTGCACTGGCAGCTAAGCCATCTACATATACCGTGACTTTTGCTGGATGGCTTTTCAGGATCGAATAGATTGCCTGAGCCGCAAAAACATCACCACCACCGCTATTAATTCTCACTGTTAAATCGGTAATATCACCAAGTGCCTTTAAGTCCTCTGCAAATTGTTTTGGAGTTACTTCATCACCCAGCCAAGTAGTTTCGCTGATTGGACCATATAACAGCAACTCCGCTTCATTCTTCGTTGTCATCGCTTTGAACTGCCAGAACTTCTTCCCCTGTTGGCCCACCGGTCAACCCTCCTTCTCTCATCATTCGTTCTTCACGGGCTCGCTGGCGAACAATACGCTCGAAATCACTTCCTGTAAGTTCGGCCGCTTCCCGTGCCCTTGTTGAAAAGCCCTCTTTTACTCGTAAAGCAGCCGCATTTACTTCTTTTAGCGGGTCAATTTGTCCCTGGCTCGGACCATACCACTCTGCTCCTGAATATGCCATTCGAATTACAGGGTCATCAAAAAAGCCAGGAGCTTTAATCCGCCCTCTGGCTACCGCTTCTATTAAGAATTCTTCATAAATGGGCTGACAGAATTTCGCCGCAAGCCATGTTCTCCGCATCTTGAATGCTTTCCAGGCTTCTAAAAGTGCAGCCCGGCTTGCCGAATAAGACGCAGTAAAATGCTTAATCAGCAACTCATGAGGTATTTCTAACGCTGCCCCTATCTGCCTGCACATCGAAGTTACAAAACTATCAAAGGCTGTGTTGGGACGATTGGGATTAACTTCTTTGACATCTTCACCCGGAGCTAAAGCGATAATTGCACCATTACCCAATTCGTAACTATTCTGATCAGCAGTATCTATCTGCTGTTCCAAAGGAATACTTTCCCCAAGAGGTGTTTCCGGGGTGTTGGATGTAATAAATACAGTTAGCATACCAGAAATAACTGCCGCCATTAATTCTGCTTCACTATACCGGGTAAGCTGTTTTAGCGTCTCAATCACCGGGGCAAGTATTGGCACTCCGCGTCGCTGACCAGGCCGCTCGAATTCCATAATATGAAGGATGTTTCTTCGGCCAGTTTTTTCGCCAAAAGCCGGTACCCGGATCCATTTATTTTTTCCCATTGTGTATTTATCGAGAGGGTGTTTCTGAGCAATGTAATAAGCCACCGGTGCCCCATACTGGTCAACTTCAACACCACCACGCACTTTATCGTCTGTAATTTCTGGCGGATTACATACCCGGTCTGCCTCAATTAAGGATATTTTTAACAAATACGGGTTACCTGGCCGCTGAATCATAGGTAAAGCGCAAAAAACATCGCCGCTCATAAGCATGGACAAAAAAACCAGGGCCTGCATTTCATAAAAATCCATCATTCTTGTAGCATCACAGTCCTTAGCCCAAAGCGCAAACTCTCGTTCGGCTGTTTTTTCCCACTCGTCAGCTTCCTCAGGGTCCATTCCTAAGAATTCTGCATCAATCTGGGCTTTAAGTCGTAGACCGAAGCCCACAACGTTTGTACGATAAGTTTTTAGCGCACCGGTAGCCAGTGGAGCGCCCATATAAAGGTCCCTGGAACGTTGCCGCAAGATATCCAAATTATCCGTAATATCATCGTCCGGAGAACCGCCTTTATAGTTCCAACCCAAAAGAGACTTTTTTGTCTTACTGGCGCCATGATTAGAATAGCCGCTATTCAAGACCTTTAAGGCTTGCCTTGCTGCCTGCCGACGTAAATACCTTTCAGGAGATAAAATTTCTATTACTTTATCGAAAATGTTCATAGGTCTCGCGGCACAACCCGCAGGACACGGGCCCCGCGCCCCCTCCCTTGTTCTAATCTTGCTACTTCATTGCTCCAAAAGCGGATTCTTTCTGCAATTTCTCCAAGGTCTGCCCGGGTCAATTCCCTGGTACCAATCTTATATTTTTGACCTGTAGATACTGCCAGTTCAGCTTCAAGCCAGACTCTCAGGTGTTGTTTGGCCTCATCAAGCGTCCACGACATGCTTTTTCACCGCCTTTCTAAACACTGATGCCCCGGCTCAGGATTCGCCTTCTTCTCGAAGGTGCACCTGTCATCGGGGCATTTTGCTTGTAGTAATCTTTTTTTGGTGCTTGTGCAAGGGCTTCTAAGTTAGGATTCAGAATCTCTAATGCTGCCGTAGCATAGTTACGGCAGTCCAAAGGTTCATTACGGGTACCTGGTCGCTTTACCCATTCAAAGCTGGGCCGTCCTTTATAGTAACGAAGAACCCTTTTTTCAGAAGTTAAACCATCAAAATAAGCCTGGTCATATCCTTTCTCTGGTTCCCGCGGAAAGTGACAATATCCTGGTCCTTCTTCTTCTACTTTTAACCGCGACATGATTAATTCTTTTCCCGTATCTACACCGACCGGGAAAAGCAAAACACGCTTTCTATTATTACGTGTAGCTCTTCCAACAAGCGGAAGTCCTGCTCCTCCCTGCCCTTTAATTGCAAAGATTCTTCGATGCTCTCGGGGTTTACAAAAATCATATACCTGCTGGGTAAAATGACCACCAGAGTCAATACATGCACAGGCTATTCCTATCGCAGTACCATCAGCATATTTCCAGGTACGGTTTAAAAACTCATCCAACTGCTGCCATACCGCTTGTTGTCCAGGATCACCATATATTGCACGGTACTCTATCCCCCAGGATTCCTTGCCGATTCCCCATCCTACAACCTCTACCTCAAGTCGATCATCCTGGACGTCTATACCGGCAGTCAAAAGCAAAACCCCTTCAGGGACTTCACAACCGTAATTCTCTCTGCGTTTTAGCAGGTCATTTGTTTCAACACCATCCCCTTGTTCCTCCCATGTTTCGCCTAAGGTTGTATTCACCCATGCTTTAAGTAACTCAATATTGCCTCTTTCCTTTTCTTTATATGCCTCCTGGAATTCTTCGATGATTTTCTCCCAGCGCTTCCATGGGCTGGCCAGCTCGTTTAAGTGAAAGCCGCGAACTCTAATGTTTTTCTCTTTGGCGATCCACCTACCCTGGCCAGATTTCCACTCGAATTCCCCATGTCGCGCACCACAATATGAACATTCATGAGTTGCATCTTCAAAACGTATCTGCGCCCATGTTAACGGCTGATATTTACCGCAACTTGGGCACGGTAAGCACCATTCTTCCTGACTGGAATTTAAAAAAGCCGCTTCAATGCGGCTCATTCCTTTTATAGTTGGTGTCGAGACATAAACTTTTTTTCTATTCCAGAATGTTGTTGTACGCTTTTCCGCCAATGTAAGCGGATCACCTTCCGTTCCTGCACTGACAGGATAACGGTCCACCTCATCTGCAAGAAGTATCCTTATCGGCCTACTTGCCAATCCCGATGGCGAATTTGCACCAATAATCGTAATATGACCTCCAGGAAATTTCTTGTGCAACACTGTATTATCGGAATCCCTTGACCGTGCATCTTTGACCTTATCGCGTAATGCCGGAGTGTCTCTTATCATCGGCGCTAAGCGGTCTTTAGAAAATGTTTTGGCCATTTCAAGTGTCGGTTGTATCACCAAAATTGGAGCAGGATCATAATCGATATGGTATCCGATGATATTTAAAAGTATTTCGGTCTTTCCTACCTGTGAACTAGTCATGACAATAATAGTCTCTACTGCAGGGTCATTAACTGCATCCATTATCTCTCTTTGATACGGAGCCCGGTCCGTCCTCCATTGCCCTGGCTCCGCTGATGATTCGGGAGATAGCCTGCGGTAAAGATCAGCCCATTGTGATACGGTTAAATCCGGAGGTGGCGCAACAACCTGGGCGCACTCCCGAAAAAGCCTGTAAAGTTCATTTTTTCTTCCCACTGCCACGGCGTGGCTCCCCTTCAATTTCTTCTACATCTTCTTCTAAAACGAGCTTATCCTTGCTTTGTCTGTAAAATACCTCCGGATCATAGTCGGATAACTCCGATAGTGCCTCGTAAACCTCTTTTTTTATTAAATCTTGTATGATGGCTAAGTCTGTTTTGCCTTGAATTTTCGGTGCTACCTTCGACGGGATAGCAAGACAGCGGGCACGAAAAGCGCCAAGCATATCATTCATTACCCGGCGGACATCTTCTGAACGATGAAGTTCACCCCGCATTATCTGAAGTTCCAGCTCAACTTTCTGGCGGTGAGCCCTGGTAAGCAGTGTTTTTTCTTTTTTGAGGTCAAGCTCTTCATCTGATTCGGCATACTGAGATTTAATCCAACCGATATACTGTTGAACTGCTTGAACTAAGTCAAATTTTCCTCGTTCAATTTTAGAAATTACCCCGGCTTTCTCAAGCTGTCGAATTCGTCTGTCTGTTACCCCAAGAATTTCCGCTAATTCGGACGTGCTGACTATCCTGGATTTCTGATTACTCAAGGCTTCACCACCTTTATAATTAGAGCTTAAAACGGAAACGGAAATGCTTTTTTTAAGCCTGTCGCTAAAAAAATTTCGGGGCTCGCCAGACCCGTAACCTTTACCCCTTCCAGAAGGACCCGCACTTATAACCCATCAACACTACTCCACCGCTTCTACTGTAACCCTAAAGGTCTTGCCAGTAAGGAGTAGTAGCTTCAATACCTCGCTCATCTCGCTTCCAGGTACGTCTAACTTCACCCGTGCACCGTCGCCGTTGCCACTTACGCTTACTGCCGACTGAATTGGCGGTAACGACGCGATAAAGCTTATCTTTTCCATTTTCTCACCTCTCCTCACCCACCGCCCCCACCCTGGCGGTTTTGTCATGGGTGCTTTTACCCGCCCAAAAGGGCACTGCCAAGTTCAATAAAAAAAGAGCCGTGAGGCTCTTACCTGTAAGTCATTTTACAAATCGGTACTTTACCGAAGTATTATTCCCACTAAGCGGCTCAACTTCAATTGCAACAATATCTCTTGGTAGCTCATTTAAAATTGATAGAACCACTTTTTGCTCAATTCCTGTATCTTTTGAAATTTGCTGAACAGTTTTTGCTTCCCCTACGCTTTTAAGATAATTTATTATCTTTTCTTTTTCTGTCATCATTTCCACCTCCTGCTTCTAAGCATTCGGTGGGAAAAAGCTAATTCCTGCTTTTGAGCTACTCTCAAATTTAAAAGCCGTCTCCTCGGACGGCTTTCCTTTAATAGCATATTACCACGTTAATTCTGTTTTATTGTTCAGAACAATAAATAATTTTTTTCACAGCAAACCTTTCTTTGCCGCTAATCTTGCTGCATACTCTACAATTCTTTCCCACCAGTAATAAAAAGTAGTTCTGCTTTCAATCCAAGTATCCTCTGGATTTTTCCCAAGTATCTTTGCCAATTCTTGCGCATATCTCCATTGAACTGGTGCAATCCACCCATTACGGCCAGTTCGGTAGCGATATTCTCTCCGCAACCGCAAAAAAACTTTCATTTTTAGCGGCAATCTATTTTCCACTTCTTCCACCAACTGCAACCACTTTTCAGTTTCTTGCAATCGTGCAAGTTCAACTGCCTTCCTGGCTGTTGGATCAGAGACTGCATTTTTCCCGCCAGGAACGGCATCCGTTAAACACGGTGATGATTCTATAATTGCCTCTCGCAGTCTCTCATACTCTGCCTTTCTCTCCTCATAGAATAGCAGCCAATTGGCCACTTTGCGATTTTCTTTTTTAAACTCCAAATCAATAGGGGCAGGATCGGCCTGGTATTGCCTCATCCGATCACCCTCCTGGTATTCATTTGCCGTATTGCCCCCCGAATTCTTTTCCAGTAGTCATGCCTCATCAATGAGATAATCTCTGCCGTAGTCAATTCTTCTTCTTCGCCGCTTCTCTGTATTAAATTTTCTTCATCCAGCAGCCCTATCTGTTTTAACTTCGTTAACACATCCGGCTGTTTTGCTTTTATGTATTCGTAAATTGTCATCATTACCGCTCCTACCCCCTTAAAATATGCATTACTAAACCAATTCAAACTCAATTACCCACACCCAAGGATTCACGTCCCACCCATAGCCATTTTTGGCATTGATGCTATCCCAAAGACTTGCGAATGCCTCTCGAGCTGTCGTGAAATTTAACCATGCTCCTGTCTTACAAATATTTTTGTCTAAGTAGTGAGCATGCAACGGGCCTTCCTCCGTCCACTCAATTCCTTCGGCTATAGCATCCTGTTCGGAGATGTCCTGCAACCTCTCAACTCGGACGTTCTTTACGCGCAAAAACAATCTGGAAGCTTCGCGTGGCATGTGGATTGAGGGTCGCCACCTTAATGTCGGTTTTACCGTTTCTTCCATGCCTGGATTAAAATTTGCCCTGTAATGATATCCCGCGGCATCTTTTATCCACGTTTCCCTCACCCAGAGAATATCTCCAGGCTGGCCGTAAGGGCATTTAACTCCCCATTCACCCCATTCGTCATATACGCCATAAACAGGCTTCCCAGGAACCAATTCGCCATCTTTATTAATTATTGCAGGCTCATAAATCTCGGGGCCATAAATTTTATCGACATAATTAGGCGGTTGCGGTTTTATCACTCGCCGCGTCTGGGTTTTTCGCCCTTCAAGTATCGCCCTGACCATTTCGGTTGAAAAAATTATGGGCCTTTCCACTACCTTCACCCCCACTATTGCATTTTAATAAACATTACCCGAAGAACGGGTCACCGCTTGCTTTTCTGACCTTTATCTCTTCACCCGGTCCCCCGGTAATGACCAGGTAAACTGGTTTTTCATAATAACACTGCACCAGCCTTGGGATTTTTCTCCCCATCTGTCTTACGCAATCACGGCCCCATTTTACCTGGCATCTCTGGAAGTCCTTGCAATTTACTATCACACACTCTTCTTGCCTTACTCTCTCTACCCGGGCTACCCCGCCATATTCACCGCTCCCCTCGGATAAATGTAAATCTCGGTCCTCTCCTCTCGCTTACTTAACACAATAATTCTTTCTGCCGAAATTTTCTCAATGATGTTGTCATCTTCGATTATTCCAGCCATTCCGAATTTTGGTACTCTCTTAACAATTAGCCCATCCAGGACCGACTTTGTGAGGTTATCTATATCAGGCAATCTTCCGCCATGAATGTAAAATTTTATCTTAATTCCCAGCCTTCCGCTTAATATTTCATCTACCTGTTTTGTAGCTTCTATCCTGACTTTGTTTTCAAATTGTTTTGTCCGTCTTGGAGTATAAACCCCGTATTTACCTTGCCGCGGCCTCTCTTTTGCAATTGGTCTGCCGGGAATAATAATTTTGTACCCCTCCAATTAGCCCACCGCCTTTTCTTCCTCTGGCACAAAATGTTTGCATTTAATCACAGTATAAATCGTATAAACATCTCTCCCATCACTCCTTGGCGTTTCTTTTTCGATTGCTTTTTTCCATACTTTTGTTAAATTACCTACCCACTCACACTTATCAGCATAAGCATTTTTACAGTCCCAAAATAACGATTTACGCTTATCGTTCGTTTCCCTCATTTCTTCATCTCCCTTAGTCTGGAATCTTTCCAACCAGCATTTTGTTTCTTCCGTCCCAAATTAGCGGCAACCTATCAAGTTTTGATATATCCAGGGTAAATCTATACCGCTTATGGTGAAAATCATACTTTTTGAACCAGCGTGCTTTATAAGAACTAACCCCTGAACTGCTTTTCTTATTGCAATCGCTCTGGGTGCTATACCAATCTCTATTGTTAAAGGTTCTTTTGGGTTTTCCCCAAAAAGTTTTTCAATAGCACATTTATTTAATCTCAAATACGTATATTTTTTGCCAGCATTGTGTAACATTAACATTGGTATATCACGGTTCATCCCGTTAGGCCTATAATTGAACCACTTAAACGCATTCGGGTCAAAAGTTACTTGTAACTCAGAAGCTTCTTCTAAACGTTCCTCGTCTTTTAAATGTTTAACATTTCTAATCGGCACTCTATCAAATTTCCCCATAGTTCTCCCTCCTGCTTTAATCTTCAAACTTGGCCTGCCATCTCCAGCCGATAGCCTCAATCCCGGTCACTTTCTTTTCATACGGTAACCGGATTAATATGTCTTTCAGCTTCAGCAGATAATTTTTTGTGCCCGATTCACGTTTGAGGAACCATTTAGGCATTTTCTCCACCTCTCGCATATTTCACATGATCCTCCCGTACTTTACGCCTTTTACACCGGTAAGGGTGATAAGCAAGTATGTCTATTAGCTCCAATTCCTTTGGTACTGGATGTTCAACTCCCAATGCCGCTTCATCGGCAATTTTTAAAATTTCGCAGTAATATTGGTCAGCTTTCGGATCATAATATTCACACGGTCCGCACTCTCTATCCACCCAATCCGCATACTGGGAGCCGCAATGAAAAGCCCAATTCGCTTGTGTACTCATTCATTTTACCTCCCTAAAATAGTGTTAACTGCACTTTTTTATGCGGGCAGTCCTCCGGTAAGTGTATAACTGGCTTTATGTTTCTGCTTTTTAAAGAAAAATCAAACTCAACAGGATCCACTCTCACTTCCACACCTAAATATTCGCAGTATATATAGCTATATTCCGAAGTTGACCCTCCGCCTTGTTGAAAATGCCCCATATATTCGCAGTAGCAACCGTATTTGTTTGCATTTAAACAATCCATGTTATCCATCTCTAAAACGGAATGTCCTCCTCATCTACCTCAATCTCCGTACCAAAATCTGACCAGTCTATTTCTTCACCGCTTTCCGCCTGCTTCGGCTTATCCAGGAACCGTACATTATTGGCCACAACCTCGGCCACTTTTCGCTTCTTTTCTTCCTTGTCGGTATAGCTTCTAATCTGGAGCCTGCCTTCTACCAAGGCAAGTCGTCCCTTTTGCCCGTATTCATTCACTATTTCCGCCAGCTTGTTCCAGGCTATTACGTCGATAAAATCCGCTTCTTTTTCGCCTTCTTTGGTCGTATAGGGCCTGTTCACGGCCACGGTCATTGTTGCTACTGTGGTTCCATTTTGCGTGTACCTAAGCTCCGGGTCCCGGGTGAGCCGGCCGATCAGGATTATGCGGTTAAACATTGTCGTTGCCTCCTAATAATTCGGGGTTTTCGTAGATATTACCGAGAACTTCGCTTCTTATTACATCTATATTTGTTAACATTGACCTGTCTGTTTTATTGATAACCTGCCAACAACCAAAAAAGTTATCCCATTTTACTACGCCTTTAATTCTTTGGGTTTCTATTACATCCCCCTCGTAAATCTCCCGACCTTCGCTGTCCTTTAGGCCAGTGTATTGCATAACTATAAAATCATCCCGATTTTCCCATTCTGCTTCTTTTAGCTTAATCACGTTCTTACCAATAAACTCTACATCGTACATCCTGCCATTAACCTTATCCCAGGCCCTAAACTTAAACTCACGCATTTCTTTTACTTCCTCCCCATCTTGCTTTTTCTCATTTCTTTTCGGTACGATTTCCCTTCTAACTTTACTGGCTCACACATCTCAATTATCCGGTCCACTATCCGTTCCCCAAGCTTGTCCACTAATTCTTCCATCGTGCAATTCGTGGTTAGTACAGTCGGCAATTTCTTCTCATACCTGGTGTTAATTAGCTTGAAAAGTTCTTCCTGTACCCAGTCAGTCGTTCTTTCGGCACCAATATCATCCAATACCAGGAATCGTTTGGTTGCTACTTTCTCCGCCAGCCGCCGGTCCGCCGTTTCATCATGGTAGGAAATGCGTATCTCGTCCAATAATTTTGGTACCAGTATCATTGCCCCAGGTATCCCTTTTTCAAGCACTACTTTTAAAATTGCCGCTGCCAGATGTGTTTTCCCCGTTCCAACCGGACCAGCAAGGATTAATCCTTCGGTAGTATTCCAGTTAAAATTCTGGGCATACTCAAAGCACTTATCGAACGCTTTCTTGTTATGCATGTTAACGCTAAAGCTTTCAAATGTTTTACCTTCAAATCGTTCGTTTAGATATTCACGTTTTTGTTCTTCTACTACTTTCCGCTCAAAATATTTGCAAGACGTCCAGGCATAGGTAGGTGTTTTATAAAGTTTCGTCGCTTCTTCGTGCAATACAGGTCGCCAACCTTTTTGCGGCATTTTGCAATAATCAAGTCCAGCGCACTTAGGACATTCCTCATCAGCTTTTTTAGCCAGCATTCCTTCAATCGAAATACCATGAGTAGTCGTTTGCGGCAGTTTTTTTACCTCGGCCGCCATTTTTACCATCTCCTTTGAGAATAGCTCTAAGATATACCAATGGATCTTCTGGTATAAAGCCGCTTTCTACTCTATACCCAAGTTCATTAATCGCCAGGAGCACTTTATCATAGCCATATTCGTTATAAAGTCGTCCAACAAAAGCAAAGTCGCCGGTTTTATGTTTCTCTTTTGGCAAAATTTTTCTGTACTCCTGGGTAAGCTCGGCGATTAGTTTCTGATTAGTTGGTGGTCCTTCGTCAGCGTCAGCTGTTACTTCGTTAGAAGTAACTATATTAATATTTTTTTGTTTTGTTTTGTTTAGTTTATATAATGTGCTACTTAATTGCCCGGTTTGTGCCTCCTCGTGTGCCCGGTTCGTGCCTACTTCTGTGCCTACTTCTGTGCCTACTTCTGTGCCTACTTTTTGACAGTCAACTCTTTGTTTATCGAAAGGTATAATCCGGTATCGTCCGGCTTGATTAGAAGTGCCTTTCCGATACTCAATCAGTCCCTTTTGAACTAATTGATTACGCGCTCTCTCTAATCCTTGCCGGGATAGGCCGGTCATTAATTGAAGCGTTTGATTGGGCACCGTAAACCATTCTTGCCAACCAGTCATGTTGCAGATGGATATCAGTGTGTACCATAATGCAACTTGTCCGGTTGACGGTCGGTTTATCACGGCCCAATCCCTGAACGCATTCAATTCTTTTATGTAGTTCATTGAGCTCACCTATCTTTTAGCGATTTCATTTTGTTTTATTGGCACTTTTAAAATTTGCCCGGGATAAATCGTGGAATCTTCGAGATTATTCAGAATCCGGATCTCCTCGATAACCACCCTTATGTCCTTACCTGGTATGTTTAACTCTTTGGCTATTCCCCAAAGTGTATCGCCTTTTTCGACTACAATTTCCTGGGTATTGGCAGGGTCAATTACTATTTGCTCTGAATTTATCAGGTATGGCAGCCTGGCGACGGCACCAATCACCGCCGCCAGGAGCATGATGAAAAAGACGATTTTAAATTCACGGTCCATAATTATTCCTCCGCATTTTTTGGATACACCCGAATTTTTTCCACACGACATTCTTCGCTTGGTACGAAAATAAACCCGGAGGTTCCTTCTCCTATGCTCTTGAGTGGTTGAAAATCATATTTGCAATATAATTTTCCAGGTATATAAGCATAAAACGGGCAATGATTGCATCTATCACCAGGCTTATATTCTTTATACTTGGGCATTAGCTTCACGCTCCTACAAATTTTACTTATTTGGCGAGCAGGCCGAGCCCGCCCGCCGTTAGGTTATTGCACTACTTCCGCATCTATCGTCATCTGCTTTTCCAGTTCTGCCAAATGCTCTATCAGGTCGCTTGCTTCGCTCTTGGTCAGCTCCTTGCTGCTTTCCTTGCCGTAACGCTCGCTTATCATAGCGTGCATTGTTTCTTTGTCGTATCCCAGCTTGTTTGCCATTGCATAAATTTTCTTCCGTTGCAGTTCGGTTGCTAAATCTTCTTTCTGAGCTTCTTCATTCGTTTCGGTATACTCAACATCAATCGTCTTAGTCGGTAGCTGCGAGTCATCAATCGGCATTTCCTCCGGTGAGTACATTCCCTGGAAGGTTTCGGGGAATGCCTCTCTCAATGCTTGCACCAATGCAACTTTCCTTATCATTGTCGCCGGCATTTCTCGCCAGTTCCGCATTAGTGTTCCATCTCTTTTTTTGCGTTCGTATTCTTTAAGGGAGACCGTTATCTCTAACGGTTCCTTCCAGTCTTTGCGACTTACTCTTGCCCAGCCACCAACCAGCTCTTCGTTTGGCAATACCAGCGTTCCATTCCGGTACTCAATGTTTCCGTCTTTCTTCTGGACGATTACCCCAGCTTGCCAGCCAGTGCAAAGTTCATTTTTGGCCGCTCGTTTTGTAAATGTTTCTTTCCCAGTAACAATCGTGGCCGGCTCATTGCCGTATTTTATTAAGTAAGCTTCCCGCAAGAATGGATTAAGCTTCTGGTATTTGCAAAGCGCAAGGAACATCATTACTTCTTGATCCGTTACCTTATCAGGTTCACCGTTCACCAGATACCGCTTTACCGTTTCTGGGGTAAGTTTTATTGTCCCGGTATCGGTTTCATATTCAAAACTTACCAGTGCCTTAGTTTTATCACTCATTATTTATCACCGCCTTATGTTCCAATCTCATCATTACCTCAGGTACTTTTAACCGCATTTTTTCAACTTCCGGTTCCCACCTTTTTAGCCATTTCCAAACAGCTGCAACAGAAAAGTTAAAGTAATCAGCAATATCTTCAATGCTAAATCCAAAAGCTCTTAGCCATATAATTTCTTGCTTAAATCTTGGGACTTTTGGTTCAATTAAATGCGGGGATATATCTTTTCTTCCGTGGCAGGATAAGCAAAGGGTTTCCATGTTTTCTAATCTATTGTCCTTATGATTTTTATTTTTGTGGTGAATGGTGATAGGTCTTCCCCATTTCTTTAAGTGTTCTTCTGCAGTCATTCCGCACTCTACGCATCGGTAATTATCCCTTTTTAAAACTGCATCTCTTAAACCCTGATTGTCGTAATATCGACATAACGAATAGCCGTGCTTTTCTTTAAATTCCCTGCGTTTTTTCCTCTGCCATTCAAGCTTGTATTCTTTTTTGGCCATTATTCCGCCCCTTTCTTCCGGGTAATTTTAAAGCCTTCGATAACCTTTTCTCTAATGTATGGCGTCAAATCTATCACCTTGGCCAGTTCCTCCTTGTCCAGGTCTTTCCGTACTTGCCGGTATATAGTGCAAATGTAGCCATTTAACTCTGCCTTATCCAGGCTATTTTCTTTCATCCAGCCTTTGAGTTTGTCTTCGTACGCCTTCTTAACCGCTTCTAAACTTTGTATCATCGCCCTAATCCGGTCAATTTCAGCCGGTATTTCTTCAATTGGGAGCGCTTCATTTAACACAGCTAATTGCTCCACCGCCACCTAAACCGCCTCCTTTATTTCACAACCTTGCTGTCGCAGCCAATTAATTACTTCATCTCGCTTTATCACACCGCCCTTGTACGGAATCTTGGCAATGAAATCCCACTTAAATTGTTGGTAGAACCTTCTGGCTAACTCTTTATCTTCTGTGATCACATAGAGAATGTTAAGTGCCAGCTCTGCAGGTCCACTACCACCGTAACCCCACTCAAAACCGTCCGGGCTGTGCCCACCACCGATAAGGTGGGGGATGTTTGTGATCGCAAGGTGGCCATCACGACGCAGGATGATTTCGCCAGCCACTTAAACCGCCTCCTTATCTTTCAGTCGTAATCCAGTTAGACGACTAATCCCGTTTTCATGTAAAGCTGGTTGAATTATGGCTTCAATTTCATGCAAACAATCCACACAAAGTTCAACCTGCACGTTTCTTTTATTATCGGGGTATACCGCATCTGTTGGTACTGAGTAAATGGTCACCAGATAAAGATTTTTATTATCAACTTCTTTTAAACACCGGTCACAGTAATAATGAGTTTTTCTCACCTAGACCGCCTCCTTGATATCAATTTTGATGTCCGCAGCTTTCAGATAAGCCTTCACAATTTCTAAAACGTTGATAACATATCTATCTGCATGATACTTGTTAGGGAATGCTCTTCTTGCGAAAACTATCTCCTCGCCAGCAGTTGTTACAAAATACACAGTTGCTATAAAGTTTTCGTTATATTCATCAATCTCCGATGATATTTTTACTACGTTATCCAGGTTAAACATCTCACCATTCCGCGAAATCCACATTGCGCTTTTTCTCCTTTCGTGGTAAAATTTTTTTAAAAGGTGATTTAGTATGCGGCTTTCAAGGCCGCTTTTTCTTTTGGCTTTATTTGCAGCGATAGTGTTTTTACTGCCCATAACTTGAGCGCCTGTATTCTTTGCTCCAGCTCAATTAACTCCTGCAAGATTTTCTTAAACTCTTCCATTTCATCTTCCGTAATTATCCCGTCATGAGTTATGTCTATTAAGCGGTTTACCGTCCTGTGAACATCAGCTTCTTCTTTCAATAATCCCAATACTGCTATTGCCAGGTCCTTTATTTCCACCGGGTTAGCATATACCTGCCCAATAGGACAACTTTTTGCGCAGTATCTTGCACATAACATCGGCTCATTGTACACCTCAGCGGCTTTCAATATTACATCTGGTGGTACCATAGTGTGACCGTTTTCATAACTTACAAGCGTTCTTGCGCCTATGTGGAGCCTAAATGCTGCTTCTTGAATGCTCAATCCCGCTTTTTTTCTGGCTTCTTTTAGCATTGTACTCACCCCCTTCCTGTGGTTTACTAAGAGTAGAAAAACCTCCTACCCTCCACCCGGTCGGCTGGCCACCGGCCGGGATATTACCCCGCCGACTTCTTTTCAACTAATTCACGATAAACTATTGGTGCAAATATTTCGGCAAGTTTGTCAGTGATTGCCTCTCTTACTTCATCTGAGTCCAGTAATTTATCTACTTCTGGATCTTCTACGGCAACCAACTTGTTGCCCACTTTGATGCCGGTTACTTTAAACCTGATTACCTTTTCCTTTGGCCGTTCCAAGTTATTACCTCCTTCCCTCCCGGCCCCACCCCGAACCCCCGCAAGCGGTGGGGCTAAATTCCTACCCCGCTTTGAAGGATTTTCCTTCTTTGTGTCGAAAAAAGAACTAACTTCGGATTTGATTTAGCCCCACTACCAAGTCCCTTGCTGGTAACAAATTATCCTTGTTCTGTGCGGGAGTGAAACTGAATATTTTCGCCAAGGATTAATTAAGCCAAAGACTTATAATCAAGAATAACAGGGTTCTCTTTGAGTTGTTTCCCACATTTGATGCAGAAGTTATAGTGAGATTTATTTTCGTGTTGGCATGCAGGGCATAAAATGGATGGCTCTTTTGACTTCTCCTTGCTTTTGATAGCCTTCACTCTCCCTCACCTCCTTACCCCGCTTTGGGTTGTTGTTCTAGTTTACCAAACATTTTGTTTGGTTTTTGGGTATTAAATAAGTCAGGGAAAAGTTCAGAGGCGGGAATACCAAATAGTTTCTCCATCGCCAATGCCAATGGCAATCTTGGATTTCTGCTACCTTGTTCAATCATGCCGTAAAAACTTGGAGTTATACCAAGTTTTTCAGCCACTTGAGCTTGTGTCCAACCATGATTTTTCCTTGCATTTATAAGATGTACTCGCTTCATTTTTCCACCTCCTTACCAAACTTATTGTTGTGTTTCTGGTTTAATTATACCCAACATAAAGTTGTGTTGTCAATATAAAAAACAACATTTTGTTTGGTTAATTTTATAACCCAACACCATGTGGTATAATGAAAACGGTGATTTTATGGATATAAGACAATTTTTTGGGAAAAAACTTAGAGAGCTACGAAAATCCCAAGGGCTTACCCAAAAAGAACTTGGTAGACGTCTAAACGTTACAGAAGCTGCAGTCGGGATGTGGGAACAAGGTAGACGATTACCTGATCCAGAAGTTTTGGCACGTTTGGCTGAAATATTCGGTGTTTCTGTCGACTACCTTCTAGGAAATAATCAACAAGCCTCTCCTTCTACCCCTTCATGGTGGTATCGCGACACTCCGCCAACTAATGTAGAACTCGAAGAATTCCTCAAAAACGCCAACATATATTTTGATGGTACCCCTTTGGATGAAGAGGATAAGGAAGATATCCTTACTTACCTTAAAGTTAAGTGGGAGCGCGAAAAGAAAAAACGGGAAAAGGATAGTAAAAAATAAAGTTCCATTGCTATTAAAAAACCTGCTACCTAAACGAGTAGCAGGTTTTGGTTTAATTAAGCAGTATGACAATTTTCGACATTGTTTTAAGGTCAAGTAGGTGATTCTTATGGATTATGTTAAACAAACTGTAAAACAGTTAGTAGAAGAATATGAAACAAACGATCCTTATATTTTGGCGCAATCCTTAGGTATCGACGTGGATGAATTTCCTTTTCGTCGTATTAAGGGGCTGATAATTGAAATTGCCGGAAAAGTCACAATTGTCCTGAACTCAAACCTCCCAGCTTGGTTTAAACGCTTGGTCCTGGCTCACGAATTAGGGCACAGAAAATTGTCCCCGCAGGGTGTGGGATATTTCTTCCTGGCAGATTACACTCTGATGGAATCTAAGATTGAATATGATGCTAATAGATTTGCCGTAGAACTCTTAACGTGGGGTGAGGAACCAGATCTTGATGAAACCATGGAACACTTTGCAGCAAGGATTGGGTTACCCAAAGAAATGCTGCGGTATAAAATTGCTAAATAAGGATATAAAGCTTTTAAAAAATGCTGATGCGTTTGAGCTAATAGCTTGTTTTTAAAAGCATCAACATTTAAATAATTTTGGTGGAGGGATTAGAATGAATTTACCGGAAAAGTTTCCTTGGTTTAGAAAAATTCCCGGTTTTAGAAGTGGTAAACCTTTAAACATGATAATAGCATCAATCTTTTATTTTACATACCTGGTTATGGCGATTAGCATAATTCGTGAATCATCTAATAATTTTTGGGAAACTGTTGCAATTTTTTCATTATTCTTTTTGTTACCAATAAGTGTAATTGCCTCAATATTCTTAGCTTTTAAGCGTGATCCTCTTTGGAAAAAGTGGTTAGCTGGAGCAGGAATTGCTTTTTTAGTTTTTTTTGTTAGCGTAATAAATTCTCCAACTTCGCAAGCACCGAATAATAATACCTCTAAGCCTACTTCAAAACAAGAAGTTGTAGCTACCTCCCAGCAAAATCAATCCACTACTGATTCATTAAGCTCTGAAAAAACACCTACCATAGCCTCTCAAAGCCAAAATTCACAAACAAATGAAAATACTCAACAGTCCTCCCAAGATCAGCAAGCCCCTATCCCTTTAATTGCCGCTAAAGTTACAAAAGTAGTTGATGGTGATACTATTTATGTTCGACTTCCCAATGGTTCTGAAGAAAAGGTTAGGTTTATCGGAGTTGACACTCCTGAAAGCACAATTCAAAATGAGCCATATGGCAATGAAGCTTCAAATTATACAAAGTCTAAGTTGGCCGGCAAAACTGTTTACCTTGAAAAAGACGTTAGCGAAAGAGACAAATATGGAAGATTGCTCCGTTACATTTGGTTAGCAAAGCCCAAAGAAATAAGTGAAAGCGAAATTAGGTCAAAAATGTTTAATGCTATCCTTTTACTTGGTGGATATGCCCAGGTTGCTACGTACCCACCCGACGTAAAGTATGTAGATTTCTTTACTAAGTTTCAACAAGAAGCAAGAGAAGCCGAAAAAGGACTTTGGGGAATTTCACCAACTCAAGAAGAGGATATTAGCTTAGCTATTCAGTATGTCGGGAATAAAAATAGTAGGAAATTCCATTATGAGGACTGCCGGTGGGCTAAAAAAATTGCACCTTCTAATAGGGTTTACTTTAAATCGAGAGAAGCAGCTATAAATGCCGGATATGTTCCATGCAAAGTGTGTAATCCATAGCCTTAAGGCAAAATCCTTGGGGGTATTTAGATGAGTTCTATAGAAAAAATTAAACAATCATTAAAAGAACAAAAAAGTTTATTAATTGGATTATGTTTTTTTATTTTGGTATATGTTATAGGCTTAACGCACCCCCAAACAATTCAAGAAAAAGAAGACAATGCCGTTAATAAGACAACTACAACCCAAAAACAAGAACAGCAATCTACCTCCGAATTTGTTCCTGCTATAGTTGTCAGAATTCATGACGGTGAAACAATCACAGTACAGCTACCTGATGGAGCGAAGGAGAAAGTTAGACTAATTGGTATTGATGCTCCCGTTGAAGATACTCTTATAAATTTAAGCAGTAAAGATCCAGCAAAGTTAACTTTAGCTGATTTATGGGGTAAAACTGTTTATCTTGAAAAAGATGCTGTTGATAGAGATAGCAATGGTTACTTGCTCCGTTATGTTTGGTTAGAAATACCGGATATTAAACCAAATGTAATAAGTGATTCCGAAGTACAGAAAAAAATGGTTAATGCCATTCTCTTATTAAATGGGTATGGCAAATATACTAGCACTTCGCCAAATAAAAAATATGAAAGTGAATTAGCGCGAAGCGAATTTGAAGCTTTTGCTCATAAGAAAGGAATATGGTCAATAAGTACAGCACCACATGCCCCACCCGATTCAAATAAAAGCGTTAAAAAACAAAATATTATAGTTTATGTGACATTAACAGGTCATAAATACCATCGTAGCTGGTGCCGATATTTGAGATACAGTAAAATCCCAATTAGCCTTGGTGATGCCATTAATGAAGGATATGAGCCTTGTAGCGTGTGTAATCCGCCTTATTAAAATTTAAGGAGATTTTGTAGGTCCGTATTATAAGTTACGTAGATTAGATTTATTTCCAAAAGGAGGTGAAAGATAAAGAACGAATAAAGTCGATTCTTAAGCAATACGGCTGATAATTGACAAATATGAGTATTTAATTCAAAAGCTATGAAGTGGTTGAAAACTATTACTATGACAAGGAAGTATGAAAAAAGTAGTTGGTATAAAGGAGGCAGAGATGAGAATGGCATACGAGAATGGATACGAAGTTGTTAACTACATTGGAAACTGTATTGAACGTTATAGAAAAGACCCCCTCATCTTCACTAAAGCCACTCAACTAATACCTGTATATATGCTGCGTAAAGATTGGCCTTTTTGCGTGAAAGATTTGGATAAAACAATCAAAGAGATATTAGGTGATTCTTTATCTTCCATTGCATCTTTCGTTGAGAGATATTTAGATGATCCACGGATAGTATGGCCGGAAAATTTGCCGGAAAGATTTCTTGATGATTTAAAGATATTTCACGAAACCATAAGTCCAATTATAAAACAAGCTTCATTAGGAGTAGCTTCTCCTCTTAGGTTTGCAGGTGTTAATGTTTCTTTTTATAATGATAGACCTCCTTTAATTACAATTATTCGCTTAGATGGGGAAAAATTGGATTTAGAGATAACAGTCGAAGATTTAGAAACTACGATTCAGATACTTAATGATATCCTCTCAAAAACTAAGGAGAAAGAAGTGGGGCGAAATGAAGGAAACAGCTGAAAAAAATGTAATCTTTATGCCAGGAATAAACAAAAATCCTCAAATTGACCAGCCCTCCTTAACTGATAAATTCCTTACTTTTTACATCCCGATAGACGAAAAAAAGATGTTAGATCTCTTAAAAACCTCGTTTCTTTATGATACACTAAAAGTAAGCATGGCAAATACTATTTTAAAGAAAAGCCAAGAAGAGGCTACAGCTTCTAAAGAAGAGGGGATAAATATGGACTGGCAAGAAAAATATTTAGATAAATTAGACCGGGATATAAGTGATATGAAGGCATCATTAAGAGCAACTGAAGAAAGAGTCGCCCAAATGATTAGCCAAACCTTATCAGAAATACGTGATAGAGATAATCAAAGACACCAAGAGTTTCTTGCAATCAATCAAAAAATAGATTCTATAAATTCTACAATTGACCAAAAAATAGATTCTATGAATTCTAAAATTGACCAATCAAATAAATTCATTATTACCATGGCTGTTACAACCATAATAGGCATTGCAACAATGGTTATTACTGTTTTGATTAGTAAATAACTTAAAAAATTAGACTAAAGCGGCCCACCGCTTTTTCTTTTTATTCCCTTAATCGAACATTTGTTTTGGAGGTAGTAATATGCGTGCCGTAATCTATGCCCGTTTTTCCAGTGACAACCAACGCGAAGAATCTATAACTGCCCAGGTAAGGGCCTGCTCTGAATATGCAAAGCAAAAAGGCTACCACATTGTCAAAATATACGCTGATGAAGCACGTTCAGCACTAACTGATGACAGGCCAAACTTTATTAGAATGATTAACGAGGCCAAGCTCGGCTTATTTGACGTGGTCCTGGTTCATAAGCTAGACCGCTTCGCACGAAATCGCTACGACAGTGCCATTTATAAAAGGGAATTAAGACGTTGCGGCGTTAAAGTTGAAAGTGTATTGGAGCAATTAGACGACAGCCCGGAAAGCATTATCCTTGAAAGTGTTCTGGAAGGCTTAGCCGAATACTACTCGCGCAATTTAGCCCGGGAAGTAATGAAGGGCATGATGGAAAATGCCCTCCAAGGCAAACACAATGGCGGGCTACCACCTTTAGGATATGATGTTGATCCGGAAACCAAAAAGCTTGTAGTGAATGAATCCGAGGCAAGAATTGTAAGGCTTATTTTTGAGTTGTATGCCCAGGGCAAAAGTTACAACGACATTATTTTCACTCTTAATCAGCACGGCTTTAAAACAAAAAAAGGCAAGCCTTTTGGTAAAAACAGCATTTTTGAGATATTACGTAATAAGAAATACATTGGTATTTATGTTTTCAATCGTAGTGTCTCAAAAAAGGAAGGTAAACGTAACAATCATTTAAGTAAAGCACCTGATGAAATCGTTGAAATCCCTGGCGCTATTCCGGCTATTATTGATGAAGAACTTTTTTGGAGGGTTCAGTCCATCATGGATAAAAGGAAAAGAAACAGAGCTTCTAATAAAGCTAAAACAGTTTATCTCCTTTCTGGCTTAATTTATTGCGGTGAATGCGGGAATGCAATGATAGGCGATTCATCAAGTTATCTTACCAAAAAAAACAAAGAGCATAAAAAGCTATATTATTATACCTGCAATTATAACGGCCGGACCGGGCAGTGCAATTCCCAAAAGGTCCGGAAAGAGTTAGTAGAAGAGTTTGTTTTAAAGCAATTAAGAGAAAGATTTTTTGCGGAAAAAGCTATCCCGGAATTGGCCGAGAAAATTTACTCAAGCTTTACCAGCCAGAAAAAAGAAATGGGGAAAGAAGTTAAATATATTGAGAAAGAGTTAAAAGAAACAGAGAGAAAAATAGCCAACCTGGTCAATGCTTTGGCTAATGGAGCATCAACCGTAAATTCTATCGTCGAGCAACTAAAATTATTAGAAAGCAAAAAAGCCACCCTCGAAGTGCAACTCCAGGAGTGGTATTTAAAGTTACAGGATAACGTTGTCACCAAAGACAATATTATTGCCTTCTTAAAAAGCAAAAAAGAGCAACTGGATAGTAATGATCCAGTCGCTCTTAAATCGCTTTGCCAGGAATTTATTGATAAAGTTACTGTAAACAATGATAAAACCGACGTTGAATTTAAAATAACTGTGGTTATTGATGGTGGAGGCGGGGGGAATCGAACCCACCGTCCGGAGGACAAGAACCGAAAGCTTCTCCGAGGGCAGCCGGTATTTTAG